TCAAAATACTATAGCAGTGAGATAGATAAATACGCTAATCAAGCCACAAAAGCTTTATTCCCTGATACAATTCAACTTGGTGATATCACCAGGTGGCGAGAATGGGCCCTTGATTGGTCCAGTATTGACTTAGTTACTGGCGGCTTTCCTTGTCAAGCGTGGTCAATGGTAGGTAATCAATTAGGGGATAAAGATAAGCGTGGTATGTTATTCTGGACTATGTTAGACATTATAAAACATGTTAAACAACATAACAGAAAAGCTAATTTTTTAATTGAAAATGTAAGGATGAAAAAAGAGTTTGAAGAATATATTACGATGCATACTGAAAACGCATTAGGTCACGTTCACAAAATATTAATTAATAGCGCGTTAGTTTCTGCTCAGAATCGTAATAGATATTATTGGACGAGCTTTGAAGTTGAACAACCAGAAGATAAGGACCTATTATTACAGCATATAGTTGAAAGCAAGGTTTCCAGTAAATTTACATTATCAAATAAAATGATGAATGGTTTTTATAATAAAAAAGGTGATTTTGGGAAGCGTTTCAAGCCATTAATTGTTGGGGAAACAGCAAAAGCGAATACGCTAACCGCTCGTTACTTTAAAATGGCTATAACAGATAATTATATTAAAATAAGTACTACACTATCAAATGGCTATGGGATTAACGTTAGAAAACTAACACCACGCGAATGCTTCAGGCTTCAAACAGTACCAGAACAACATATAGACACACTACTAAACTCAGGTATTAGTAATACACAATTATATAAAATGTGTGGTAATGCCTGGACACACGCCGTAATAACTCACATATTAAAGGGGATTAAATAATGACTATAGAAAACCAAATTTCAGTACACTGTGATGAACCAGAACAGCTAAGTGCTAGTGAGTTGCTGAGTATACTTGTTAAAGGCATAGAAGTATTAATAAATAATGAGTATTACGCACTTGACGAGATAACAGACATGCTTGTTGGTACAGAAATCAGGTTAGCTGCTGAGGAATCATTAACAGATAATAAAAACGCTATTAGTGAACTTTATATCAAGCAAATAAACGAAATGAGGGGATAAAAAACAATGAAAAACACAGAATTATGGGTAGATAGTAATGATATCAATTACATATTAAATACATATGACATAAGAGAGCATAAAGACACAATAGAAAACCTCTTACAAGATATAAGAACGCTAAAAAGTGAGGTCGCTGTGCTTATCAAGGGTATAGAAGACACTAAAGGTAATACATAATGAAAATTAAAGCAGGTGATAAAGTCAAACTAACATACGCTAAAATGCTTAGTGGTTTAAATAGAGATACAGTATACACGGTAGCTAAAACAGAAAGAAGCTTCGTATATCTAGATATTTTAGACACAGAACGTGGTTGTTGGTATGAGTCAGACTTTGAAAAAGTAGAGGATAACAAACATGTACACCACGAGTTAATAATTCAACATGCTAACGACTGTACTCTTAAGATAGAGGTTAAAAACTCTGTTGGTAGATGGGTTGTAATAAGATATCCTCTCTGGGTAAATACCAAAGAGTACCGCATCAAACCTAAGCCTGAGCGTCAGCCATTCAATCTTGAAGAAGCTTTAGCAGGAAAGCGAGTTGTTACTCACGAGGGTTATGAAGTCACTCAGCTGGTACAGTTTAAAACACTTAGCTACCCTGATAATATCTACGGTGTTGTTAAAAGTGTTGTTGGATGTTGGAATGAAGATGGATCTTATAACACTAAGTCTAGAGTTAAAAGTTTATACATGCAGGAGTTAAGCTAATGAACATATATATTAATTTACTCTACAACAATAAAGCATAGTAAATGTGTACACAGTTGTAATACAGTAAACAACCAAGGAAATACATAATGAACAAACATATACTATTCGTGATGAGAAGCTTGGATAATCCTGAGTTATTCACACAAGAAGAGAAAACAGGTAACAGCCAAGCCGCCTTTGCTGCCGATACTGCTTGCGCTATTTATGATAATGCTACTGCTGCTGCTTGGTATGCTGCGGTTGGTGTTAATGCGGAGTTGTGGGTTAATGCGTTTTTTAGAAGAACAAGTGAAGATAGGCAAGAGTATATTGATGAAGTTGAAATGCTTAAGAAAACCAAAGCACCTTGGCACACACTAGCAGGAGAAACACCTGCCAAAGGTGAACGCCTGGAGATGACACAAGACAACTTCTATCGTGTAATAGCTATGAATGATGAATTGATACATCAACAGAAAGCTGAGATAGCTAAACTTAAGCAAACAGTGAATAAGTTACAAATGAAAGGCGAGTAATAATGATAGAAGCAAACACAATAATGTGCTTTAATACAACATACGTCATTGCAGTTTTAGAAGTATCCTTAATTTGTATTGGTGGTTTTGTAGGATACATAGTAGGTTTAAAAGACGGACATAATAACAACAAAAGAGGATTAAAAACATGAGCTATAACGAATTTTTACTATCACATATACTTAGAAACAATGAAGAGTATAAAGCACTACCTTATTTAGAGCTATACGAGGAGACCAGAGCGTTGTATGAGCTATTCGACTATGATAGTGATAACTACTATAGTAAGACGATTCCAGAGTGCCTACAGGACTTCGTAGACGCTCTAGACAATCCTTAAAACATAGGTATTAATTTTAAGGTGTCGGTATAGCTGCAAACCAAAAGAAAAACTACAGTTACATAGTACTATAGTATACTTAAGTATAACGGGAGGGATATAATAATGATTAATATTGATAATGATAATGATAATAAACTTATACTAGAACAGATAGCTATTGAAGATAAGTTCATGGAGGATGCCACAACTAAGTATGAGAACAGTATCTCTCGTATGGCCTCTGCAGGACTCTTCAGTAACACTTCAGAGGGTTCTATACTACAAAAGATGACTGTAGAAGCTGTAGCAGATCAAATGAGGGAGTATTTCAATGCGAAGCTACGGGGGCACAGTGCAACATACCGTAATTTCCTTAGGGATTCCTTCCAGGGCAGAGAGGAGGTATTATCATTTATAATTATCCAACATTTACTTAATGCGGTAGCAACTAGGACACCTAAGTTAACCGCATTAAGCATATCAGTTACTAATGATGTATTAAATCTAATAACAGTAGAACAATTTAAAGAAAATCAACCTAAGTTTTATGCTTATTTAGAGTATGAGTATAAGAGCCGTGGTATAGGGTATATTAATTCAAGAAAGAAGAAGCTGGCTAAGATAGATAAGGCCACTGAGGGCACTCCAGAGACACGAGAGGCCACTTTTAAGGTTAACCTAGGTACACGCCTCATTGATGTAGTTTTAAAGTCAGGATGTAATCTGTTTGAGACCAGAACAGTCCACTTAGGTAAGAAAAGACAGAATACCTTAGTCATAACAGAGGATGCTATGAAAATCATAGGTAAAGTTAAGGATAGGAACATACTCTTTAGCGTTACTTATAAACCTTTAGTAGCACCACCGATACCATGGGATAATATATATGGCAATGGTGGTTACTACACACCTAATTCATTACAATTTATTAGAAATAATAAAGCTAGTAAACATATTAGTAGTAGTATGCCTGAGGTAGACTTAACTAGAATATATTCAGTTATTAATCATATTCAAGATACAAAGTGGAAGATTAATAATTATATACTGGAGGTAGTAGAACAGATTATAGGAGACACTATGGTCGATCCTACGACACCTCAGGGCAATCCTAAGTACTATGGCAACATTCCCTACATGGATAGTCTAGATGTGTACGAGATGATACCTAGGGAGCGCTACGGGGCCCTTGATGAACGTGGTATGCACATAGATAAAGACGCTTACAAAAGATGGTTTAAAGATAAAGAGGTACAACTTAAAAAACTGGAAGCTATACGCAGCAAGCGTATCATGTTTTTACTAGCATACAACTTAGCTAATGAGTATAGAAAACGGGACACTATGTATTTCACATATAATACTGATTTCCGTGGACGTTTATATCCGATACAACAGATACTTAATCCACAGTCCACTGGTGCTGTCAAGGCATTCCTGGAGTTCTCAGACGCTACTTTGTTAACTGAGGAAGGACTTTACTGGTTAAAAGTTCACACAGCTAATAACTATGGTCTAGACAAAGCCTCTTATGATGATCGTGTTAAATGGGTAGATGATAATATAAATGAGATAGTACGTATTGCGAAGGACCCTATGGGAACTATAGAAATCTGGAACGATGCCGATGAACCTCTAATGTACTTAGCCGCTTGTAAGGCTCTATTAGACCACTCAGAGGGTCTTCCTGTTAGACTACCCGTTTCCTTAGATGCAACCTGTAGTGGCTTACAGTTGTACTCAGGGCTCCTTAAGGACAAACAGGGGGCACAAGCAGTCAATGTAGTAGACCGTACAGATAAAGGGTCCACTGTTAAGCCTGCTGATGTATATACCGATGTTGCTATTCAAGTTGAGAAGTACTTAGAACAAGGTGAGTATCCTACGCAGTTATCATTTACTACTCGTGATGGGGAACGTAAGGTGACTAGTACAATTAAGGAGGCTAATGATTTACAGGGTAATGTGACACGTAAGCTAACTAAACGTAATGTTATGACAGTTCCTTACAGCGTTACTAAACGTGGTATGTACGACCAAGTACGTGACTTACTAGATGAGATGGAAGACAACGACAACGTGTTCTGGAGAGGTGACAAATGGATTGTAGCTAAGTTACTAGTTGAGTTAAATAGTAAGGCTATTAATCATGTAGTCGAGGGTGCTAGTGTAGGACAAACCTTTATAAAGGATGTGATACATACTTACTACGAGGAACAGAATGAGAAACCTTTAGTATGGAAAACACCGCACTTCAATTTTCCAGTAGTTCAATGGAAAGTTAAGAATATAGAGAAGAAAATTAAGACTTGTTTAGGACAGTTAGCATTACGCTCTCCTACTACTAAAATTAATAAACAACAGATGTATAATGGTATAGCACCTAATCTAGTACACAGCCTGGATGCTACTCTAATGTACCTAGCGGTTGAAAAGGTACGTGACCAAGGGGGTAACTCATTTATGCTAATACACGACTCCTTTGGTGTACCACCTAATGATGTACCTAAGTTGAACGTGGCAGTACGTGAGGCATTCGTTGAATTATTTGAGGGTGAACCACTAAAAGATTGGGTAGCTCAAGTTGAACCTACTCGTGTTGCAGATGTAGATAGTATTATGATGAATACATTAGACATCCAAGATGTACTAAAGAGTACTTATATATTTAGTTAATATAGTACTATAGTAAAGCTAAGGCTCCTTCGGGGGCCTTTTTTGTGCCTATAATAAGGGGGTATTAAAGCACGTTTTCCTTATATAAATCAGCACTTTAACGTTTAAGGTGTCGGTACAGCAGAAAAAACATTTTTTATAATTAATGAGAGAGAATCAAGATGGCTAAGAAAGTTATTAATAAGACGAAAGGCAAGGCAGTAGTATCACCTGCAGGTTCAGCACTATGGACTAAGGTTATTACACCAGATACACAATTTGATCGTAATGGGAGTTATGAGACAAGTTTAGTATTAGACCCTGCTGACGAGAAGACATCTATATTCTTAAATAGTTTAGAGGCATTAAGTGCACAAGCTGTTAAAGAAGTTAAAGAGAATTTAGGTGATAAAGGCGATACATTAAAAGTATTCCCTATTACTAAGGATGAACTCACTAAAGATGGTGAGCCCACAGGTAATATAGTCATCAAAGCTAAGTTAAAGGCTAAGGATTATGAGTTTAAGGACCAGAAAGTAGATGTATATGACGTTAGAGGCCGTAAGGAAGACAACTGGAGTACTGATATTGGTAATGGTTCAACTATTAAGATTGGCGCATTCGCTTTTCCATACTACATGGCAAAAGATAATATCGTAGGTATTAGTTTAAAACTTAATAAGATTCAGGTTATTGAACTAGTTGAGTATGAAAATGATGGTGGCTTCGGTGATGAGTCTGGAGAAGCAGGTTTTGGTGATACGACTGAAACATTTAAAGATAATAACGCAGACTTTTAACTAGGGGAAATCGCATGAGTGATGAAGGTACATATATTAAGAAGGTAAGCTGTGATGACTGTGGTTCATCTGATGCTAAGGCCCTCTATACTGGTGGTAACACCCATTGTTTCTCATGCGGCCATACTACATTTGCAGATTCCGAGGGAACTGGGGATATTGCTGGAGGCACTAAGATGAGCAGAGATTTATATAGAGGTGAGTATAAAGCTCTTAATAAGCGTAATATCTCAGAGGCTACTTGTCGTAAGTATAATTATCAAGTAGGCGAGGATGCTAATGGCACACCTCTTCAACTAGCTAACTATTGTGACTCAAGTAAGAAGATGGTAGGTCAGAAAATTAGAAAGCCTAATAAGGAGTTCTCATTTAAAGGGGACTCTAAGGTTACTCTATATGGGCAACATTTGTTTGCTGCAGGAGGGCGTAAGGTCATCATTACTGAGGGTGAAATTGATGCCTTATCAATAGCTGAGGCTTTTAACTGTAAATGGCCCGTAGTAAGTCTTATAAATGGGGCTAACGCAGCGAAAAAAAACATCAAGGCTAACTTAGAGTGGATACTTTCGTTTAAGGAAGTAGTGCTTTGGTTCGATGATGATGAGGCAGGCCGTATAGCCACAGAATCAGTAGCTGAACTCTTTAAACCGGGGCAGCTTAAATCGGTTGTTAGTACTGGTTACAAGGACGCTAACGAGCTCCTAGTTGCTAAAGGTACACATGCTGTTGTATCCGCTACGTACAATGCGGAGTCAATAAGAATTGATGGTGTTGTTAATGGCAAGGACATATGGGAACTCCTAAGTAAGGAGGAAGTATTTGAAACCTACAGCTACCCTTTTCCTGCATTAGAGGATAAATTCAAGGGCATCCGCAAGGGTGAACTAGTAACTTTTACAGCAGGCTCAGGCGTAGGTAAGAGTACAATAGTAAAAGAGATTGCATACCATTTACTGATGAAAGAAAAACTTAAGATAGGTTATGTAGCTCTGGAAGAGAATGTTAAGAGGTCGGCCCTAGGTTTCATGGGTATGTACCTAGATAAACCTCTATTCTTTGAGTATGACAAAATTAGTATTGAGGATAAGAAGGAAGCATGGGAAGCTACCATGGGTGATGGGAGATTATTCTTCTATGACCACTTCGGTTCCCTTGATAGTGACAACCTAATGACTAAGTTACGCTTACTGATAACACAGGAAGGTGTTGACTTTATAGTATTAGACCATGTGTCTATTGTTGTTAGTGGTGGAGAAGAGCAGGACGAGAGAAAGGCAATTGATAAACTGATGACTAATTTACGTAGTCTAGCTGAGGAAACTCAGGCAGGTATCATAATAATTTCACACTTAAGGCGCCCTCAGGGTGACTCAGGCTTTGAAGATGGCAAGCAGATTACATTAGGTCATTTACGTGGCTCAGGTGCTATCGCTCAGTTATCTGATGCGGTCATAGGTGTCGAGAGAAACATGCAGGACTCAGAGTTTGGTAACCACGTAAACTTAAGAGTACTTAAAAATCGCTTTGTTGGGGATGTTGGATTAGCTGATACATTAGCTTTCAATAAAGAAACAGGCCGTATGAACGTAGTCGATGAAGACTTTGCACTGGAGGGGGAATTTTAGATGTTAATATATGATATAGAAACCAATGGCTTACTAGAAACAGTGAGTGTTATACACTGTGGTGTTACTTATGACACTGAAACAAAGGTATATACTAGGTATGATAATAAGCAGATTAAACATTTGCTAAAGGCTTTACAGGATGCCACGGCATTAGGTGGGCATAATATTATTGGGTATGATAACGAAGTAATAAAGAAACTTTATGATATCGATTTGAATACTAAAGAAACTTGTGACACCTTAATACTTTCACGTATAGCTTATTACAATTTGATGGCTATAGATGCCAATAGTAGACGGGTGCCTCCGAGACTTAACGGTTCACATGGCCTTAAGGCTTGGGGGTACAGACTAGGTAATAATAAAGGTACTTATGGGGAACAGGATGACGCATGGGATGTATATTCAGAATCTATGCTCGAATACTGTGAACAAGATGTAAGGCTCAACGTTAACCTATGGGAAAAGTTAGAATCCAAGAGTGTTCCTTTTGCTGCACTAGATGTTGAGCAGGAATTCGCTAAGATTATTATTAGACAATCTAAGTTTGGTTGGAAGTTTGATGTTAAGAAGGCACAGGACTTACATGTAGAATTAGCTAAGGAAAAAGATGTTTTACATAAAGAGTTGATTGATACCTTTAAACCTTTACAAAACTGGGTTGTGATTAAAGAAGTTGCTCAGTACCGTAAGGATGGGAAGGAAAGTTTAGTATATAAAAATCAGCTTGCCAAGGGTGCACTTAGACGTTCTGATGGTGCATGGGGACGTTGGGAAGAAATATGTTTTAACCCAGGAAGTAGACATCATATTATACGATGGATGCAGGAAGTATACGGTTGGACTAGCCCAGAAACCACGGAGAAAGGCACACCTATTATTAATGAGAAAGTTCTTAATGGTGTTGCATTACCTGAGGCTCAACTATTACGTCAGTACTTCTTAGTTCAGAAAGTACTAGGTATGGTTGCTGAGGGAGCGAATGCTTGGCTGAAGTGCGTTGGGGATGATGACCGTATACATGGGCAAGTGAATACGTTAGGCGCTGTTACGGGCCGCTGTACTCATAATAAACCTAATGTTGCACAAACCCCTAGTTCTAGGTCTTTTAAAGGCTCTGAGTGTCGTAAGTTATGGACGGTGCCTAAGGGTAAGAAGATTGTTGGCTGTGATGCTAGTGGTTTAGAATTACGTATGCTTGCACACTATATGGCAGCGTTTGATGGAGGGGACTATGGTGACCAAGTAGTAAACGGAGATATCCATACTATAAATCAACAGGCTGCAGGACTACCTACTAGAGATGATGCAAAAACATTCATCTATGGGTTTTTATATGGAGCAGGAAGTGCGAAGCTAGGTGAAATAGTCAATGGTACATCTAAGGATGGTCAACGATTAAAAAAATCATTCCTTAAGAAACTACCAGCACTTAAGAAACTCTCGGAAGCTGTTAAAACTTCTAGTAGTAAGGGTTTCCTAGTAGGTCTTTCTGGTCGTAAATATGCTATACGCAGTGAACACTCAGCACTTAATGTATTACTACAGGGCGCAGGTGCCTTAGTGATGAAGTACTATTTAATAGAGTTAGATATTCAACTTAAGAAACACTTTACACCAGGTAAGGAGTATGAGTTCATTGGTAATATACACGATGAAGTTCAAATTGAGGTTGAAGATGCTCACGTTGAAAAGGTTGCTCAATTAGCTACAGAAGCTTTTGGTGCTGTGGAGAAGCAAATTAACTTCAGAGTTAAACTAGAGGGTGAAGCTAAAATAGGAACAACTTGGTATGATACACATTAAAATATGTAATACCTGTGAGGGGATTATACCTCACTCAGGTTACTATAAACGTAAAACAGCTAAAGGTGGGATAGGTAACTCATGTAAGAAATGTGATATAAAAAAACAACTCTTGCGTGTTAAGAAAAGGAAGCAAGAACTCTTTGAATATAAAGGTGGGGAATGTTTCCGTTGCGGTATTGTAGATGATCCTAGTTTCTATGATATGCACCATAGAGACCCTGCTCTTAAGAAGTTTAGAGTGGGTATGTCGTACTCGATGCGGGAAGAGGATACATATAAGGAAGCAGATAAATGTGATATGTTATGCCCTAACTGCCATCGAAGAGCCCATATGAGGATGCGTGATGATAGAAATAAAGATAAAACCTCTTAGTACCAATGAGATGTATGGAGGGAGGAAGGTTAAGTCTTATAAGTATAGAGACTTTCAAAAGCAGATACTGCCTCTTCTACCTCCTGACCTAGTAATACCTAAAGGTAAATTACAATTATGTGTTGCTGTAGGTCTCAGTAGTAAACTAGCGGATTTAGATAATACACTTAAACCTTTTATAGATTGCTTACAACTTAAATATAGCTTTAATGATAAATGGATATATAGTATCTCCGCATCTAAGGCAGATGTTAGTAAAGGTGAAGAATTTATACATTTTAGTTTGGAGGAATTATGAGTAAGAAGACACATAAGCAAGTAGGGGGTAACCACTATGACCTAGCTATACAACCAATTGAGTATATAATGGGTAATGGTTTAGGTTTTTGTGAGGGGAATGTAGTTAAGTATATCACTAGACACCAAGATAAGAATGGTGCTGAGGATGTACGTAAGACAATCCAATACTGTACTTATATACTAGAGGAAGTCTACGGGGAGGACCCATGATAGCTTTAATTGATGCAGATAGTATTGTATATAAGTATGCAAGCATCTATCAGGATACAGTTATATGGGATGATGATGAAGATAATCCTATAGTATCCACAGAAATTGATTTAGTAAAAGCTAAGTCTGAGATGCATCTATTTATAAAGGAGATGTTAGCACACACTAAGACTACCTCTAGTATACTAGTACTTAGCCCTAAGAGAACTTTCCGTTATGATGTAGCGGCGAATTACAAAGGTAACCGTAAGGCGCCTAAGGTCCCTCTAGAAATGTTAGAGCCCTTACGACAGGAACTCCTTAACATGGGCGCCCTACTCTTTGACAATGTAGAGGCTGATGACGTATGTGTTACACGTATGTACAAGGAGCCAGATACTTATGTTCTATGTCATATTGACAAAGACTTAAATCAGGCCCCTGGAAAGCACTACAATTATAATACACAAGAGAAATATACTATTGACCAAGAGTCTGCTGATTACTGGTTTTATTCTCAGATTCTAGAGGGTGATAGTGTCGATGGTATTAAAGGGTGCCCTGGCATAGGTAAGATTAGAACAGCTAAGATACTTGGCGCAGTACAACCTTCCGAGTATTGGGATGTTATAAAAGAAACGTATGAGAAAGCTAATAAGGACTATGATTATATGATTCAACAAGCCCGTTTAGTTTACATGCTTAGAGATTTTAATGAAGACACACAGGAGTTTACCTTATGGCTACCAGAGGAAAACAACGTACAAAAAGACTTATAGCACGCCGCTTAACATTACATCATTTACGGAGATTAAAATCATGAGCCATTACGCAGAGCAGAGAGAAAAAGAATACGAATATAAAGAGTACGACCAAGGTGCTTATAAGGAGCCCTCAGAAAAGTATGCAGCAGGTGGAACATACTTTGATAAAGTCATAAATCCTCTAGAGTATATAATGAATAATGACTTAGGGTTTCTTGAGGGGCATGTAGTTTCTTATGTTAGCCGCTGGGAGACTAAGGGTGGCTTAGAAGATTTAAAAGCAGCACAATACTATCTAGAGCAGTTAATTGAACTAGCAGAGTATGACAACTGTCGTTAATAAATGAGAGAGGGAGAGAGATAGTGACTGATATGAAAGTAGAATACATAGACCACATGGGTAGTGATGACTCAGTAGTAAAAGCAGCAAGGGTATCCTTTGCAGGTGATAATGAAGAAGCTAGAGGTGAGGCTAAAGATGTTAATCTTATAAATTATTTAGCTAATCACGGCCATTGGACCCCATTCAGTCACACAAGTATAACCTTACGTATGACAGCACCTGTACCTATTCGTACTCAATGCTTTAAACATAAGGTGGGTTTCTCTGAGAACGAGGAAAGCCGTAGGTATATCTCAGGAACCCCAGAGTTATTCACACCTTCCTTCCGTGTTAAAGTGAAGAATAAGAAGCAAGGTTCAGGTGACACTCTTATCGGTAAAGCGCAAGATAGAGCTGAGGAAATTTACAAATATTCAACACTAAGAGCTATATCATCTTATGAGGTACTACTATCTATGGGTGTATGTGAAGAACAAGCACGTTTCGTACTCCCTCAAGGTTGTTTAGTAAATTGGTATTGGACAGGCTCACTAAGCGCATTCGCTAGATTTGTTAAACAACGCTCAGACAGTCATGCGCAACTAGAAATACAAGAGTTAGCTCAGATGGTGAGCGATATAATTAAACCGCTATATCCTATTTCATGGGAAGCTTTGGTTTATACAGAGGAATAATATAATGGATAATTGGGTAACAAGTAGCGGTCTTTCTAATAAGAAGCAAGAAGATTTAGCACCTGAAGAACAAATAATAGAAGAGGAAATTCAAGATGATGAAAATACGAGTAGTGAATAGTGATGGGCGTGATGAGTTATATACAGAGGTAATGAAGTATATTGTCACAAAAACAAGTCATTTAATTTACACAGACATTAGTACCTTTACAATACCTGCTTATGAAGTAGAGTTTGTACAGGCATGGGATGAAGCGAGCGAATAATGAAAGTTTACTTAGATAAGAAAATTGATACTTGGTTTCACGATAGAGGTATTATTGAGAATGGTAAGCCTATGGGCCAAGCTATTAAGACATTAGAGGAAACCACTGAATTACTTGATGCCTTGAACAAAGGCGATGAAGCTGAAATCAAGGATGCCATTGGGGATATTTATGTCACATTACGAGGCGTATGTTTAACCTCAGGCTTCTTCTTAGATGAATGTGTTGCATTAGCATATGAGGAAATTAAAGACCGTAAGGGCCATCTAGGTTCAGACGGTGTATTTGTTAAGGATGTTTAAATGATTGATATCATATTAGTAAGTATATGTTGGGCAATAGCAGGTATTATTTGTATATATTGTGTGGATAAAAAAGCTTACAACGAGGGTATAGTTGATGCGGTTATTATGCACAGTGAGGGTAAATTAACTTATGAGTTCTATGAGGATGAGGACAAAAAAGAAATACTTGAGATAAAGAGGGCCAAACATGAAGACTAAATACTTAGGTATTACTATAGATAGAGAGCGGGATAAGACAATGACGCCTCAGTCATTAGAATTAGTTAAGGGGTACTACCTACATAAGAATGAGAAGTCACCACAGGAAGCATATGCTAGAGCATGTGTGGCCTATAGTGGTGGTGATAATTTATTGGCCCAACGTTTATATGATGCCATTAGTAACGGTTGGTTTATGTTTAGTAGCCCAATACTTAGTAATGCACCTGCTCCAGGGGAGGTAGCTAAAGGTTTACCTATAAGTTGTTTCTTATCTTATGTACCAGATACACTAGAGGGTCTTATAGACCATCAAGCAGAGATGGCTTGGTTATCTGTTAAAGGTGGTGGCGTAGGTGGGCATTGGTCTGATGTTCGTGCGGTAAGTGATAAAGCACCCTCACCTATACCATTCATTAAAGTGGCTGACTCAGCGATGACAGCTTACAAACAAGGTAAAACTAGGAAGGGTAGTTATGCAGCTTATATGGACATCAGTCATCCAGATGTGGTTGAATTCCTCAATATACGTATTCCTACGGGGGGCGACAGTAACCGTAAGTGCTTTAACATTAATAATGCTCTTAATATTACCGATGATTTTATTAATCGTGTCATTAGCGGTGGTTATTGGAATCTTGTTGATCCTCACGATGGTGGTTACAGAGAATCAGTAAACGCTAGGGAACTATGGGAACGTATTTTAGAAACACGCTTTAGAACTGGTGAACCTTACCTTAACTTTATTGATGAGGCTAACCGTAAGTTACCTCAGGAACTTAAAGATAAAGGCCTAGAGATTAAAGGTAGTAATCTATGTAATGAAATACATTTACCTACTAATGCAGAGAGAACAGCAGTATGTTGCCTTTCTAGTGTTAATCTTGAAAAATTTGATGAATGGAAAGATACATCATTGGTAGCTGATTTAATTACCATGTTAGATAATGTACTAACCTGTTTCATAAATGATGCTCCTTCTTCTTACATGCGTAAAGCTATACTATCGGCCACGAGAGAACGTTCTTTAGGTTTAGGTGCTATGGGTTTCCATGCATTCCTACAGTCTAAAGGTATACCATGGGAATCAGCATTAGCCGTTGGTCGTAACAAACAGATGTTCTCATTAATTAAAGAGCAAGCTGTTGCAGCAACCGAGGTTTTAGCTAAGGAACGAGGGGAGTACTTAGATGGTGAGGGTAGTGGCAGACGTAATTCACACTTACTAGCTATAGCACCTAATGCTAACAGTGGTATGATACTAGGGACATCCCCCAGTATTGAACCTATTAAGTCCAACAGTTTTGTACATAAGACACGTATTGGTTCTCATTTAATTAAGAACAAATATCTTGAGACTTTAATGGAAGAGCAGCGTCTACGTCTTGGTAAGGATGAGGAGTGGTTAGTTAAGGAGTGGCGAGGTATAGGACACCATCAAGGTAGTGTTCAACATTTAGAATACCTATCAGATTGGGATAAGGATGTATTTAAAACTGCATTTGAATTAGACCAACATTGGGTAGTACAGCATGCCGCAGATAGACAAGAGTACATCTGTCAAGGGCAATCAGTAAACTTATTCTTTCCTGCGGGCTCGGATAAGAACTATGTTAATACTGTACATATTAAGGCTTGGAAAGGGAAACTTAAGGGTTTATATTACCTACGTACTAGTGCAAATTCTAGTGCTGAGAATCTTGGTAAAAGCGTAGTACGTGTAGCATTAAAAGACTTTATGGAGGAAGACGAGTGTTTAGCTTGTCAGGGGTAATATATGTTATTAGAAGAGAGTAAAGTTTATAAACCCTTTAAACATGCTTGGGCTGTAGAGTATGCAGAACAACATGAAGATTTACATTGGACTGAGAAAGAGATTAACCTTAGTGATGATGTAACTCAGTGGAAAGATGGTACGCTATCGGATTCTGAGAAGAACCATATCACTCAGATACTTAGGTTATTCACTCAGTCCGATGTAGTGGTCGCAGGTAACTACTGTAACTACTACATACCTAAGTTCTTGAATAATGAGGTGCGTATGATGTTAATGTCATTCGCAGCTAGGGAAGGTATTCATGCCAGAGCTTATGCATTACTTAATGATACGTTAGGACTACATGAGAAAGAGTATAGTACCTTCTTAGAGTATGATGCCTTAGCTGAGAAAGTAGAATTCATGAAGGATGCTGATGTACACTCCATACATGGGACAGCTAAAGCATTAGCTTTAACCGTGTTCAATGAGGGTGTAAGTCTATTCAGTGCATTCGTTATGTTATTAAACTATCAACGTATGGGTAAGATGAAGGGTATGAACACCGTCATCGAGTGGTCAATCAGAGATGAGACATTACACACAGAGGGTATGTCACGTTTATTTAGAGAGTTTTGTAATGAACATGGGAGAATTGTCAATGATAGTTTCAAAAAAGAAATCTATGAGATGGCGAGACAGATTGTTGAGTTGGAAGATAAGGTTATTGATCTTGCATACACGGCTGGTGATGTTGAAGGTCTCGATAAAGGTGAGGTTAAAACGTATATCCGCTATTTGGCAGACAGACGTTTAATACAGATGGGTCTCAGAGGTAACTTTGGTATTAAGGAAAACCCTTTACCATGGGTCGAAGAATTAACCAGTGGTGATAGTATGTCAAACTTCTTTGAGAAGACCGTGACGGACTATAGTGCCGTTGGTATGACTGGTGATATTGTCTGGGAATAATACAATAGTAGCCTATATCGTATACAGCTTAAGGTGTCGGTATAGGACTGATTTAACAGTACATCTTAGTGAGGAACTCGAAGCACTAAGAACCTAGAGGATTTATGGAATACTTACCCCCAAAGACCTTAGACTTATTAAGGCAATTAGCAGAGGCATATCCCGATAAGATAATAACTCGAGAATTATCTTCATATGAACAAGGGAAACAACATGGTGTGGTAGAATTAATACGGCACCTTACTATATTAAAAGATCAAGGAGAATAATGTGGGCGGATTATTTAGCTCAAAAACACCATCAGTACCAGAACCTACTATACCTACTGCACCTGCAGAGGAAGCAACCTTTAAAGCAGGTGGTTCTGATGAAACAGGTCGTAAGAAATTAAAGACACTGGCAACGGGTAAAAAACGCTTGCAGATTCCATTAACTAAAACTGGTGCAAAGGCCGCAGTTAATACAGGTGCATAATTATGGAAATGGATAGAATAAGCTTAAAAACCCGTTGGACTAAGCTAGACAGTGAGAGAACCGCTGTAATCGATAGAGCAAAACAATGTACTGAGCTTACTATTCCTTCACTACTTGTTGATACATCGCACACAGAAGAAGCGACACTCTCTACCCCTTACCAATCATTAGGCGCTAGAGCAACTAATAACTTAGCTAGTAAATTACTATTAAGTTTGTTACCTCCTAATGCACCATTTTTTAGATTCGTACCTGATAAGATAGCTATGCAAGAAATTGAAGCTAGTCAACCAGGTTCTATGGCTCAGATACAAGAAAAGCTAGCGGATTTAGAACGAGGTTTAGCATCTCAAATTGAAAGAGAGGCACTTAGAGTACCAATCTTTGAGGCCCTTAAGCTACTAGTGGCTACTGGTAATGCACTAGTGTACCGAGATGCAGAGGATGGGACCCGAGTATTTAACTTAAATGCTTATGTTGTTAAGAGGAGCCCCGAGGGTAAACTTAAAGAACTTCTCACAAAAGAAGCTGTTAAGTATGATGACCTTCCTCCAGAAATGGATACCTCAGGAAGTGAGGATAAGGACATTGACCTATTTACCATTGTTAAATGGAATGGTACTAAATGGGATGTGTGGCAAGAGGCTTTAGATACTGAAGTTCCTGGCACCCGTGGTTCTTACACCACAAAAAACTTACCTTATATACCATTAAGATGGACTGCTATTCATAATGAAGATTATGGCCGTGGTCTTGTTGAGCAGTACCTAGGTGATTTACGTTCTCTAGAGGCACTGTCAATGAGTATTGTTGAGGCATCTGCAGCAGCAGCAAAGGTTTTATTCTTTGTTGACCCTGTAGGTTCTACACAGATATCTGCAGTAGCCAGTGCCGCATCAGGCGCTATTATCAAAGGTCGTGCGCAAGATGTCTCAACACTGCAGGTGGATAAATCTCACGATTTAAACATTGCTTACCAAACGATGAATGATATTCAACGTAGATTAGCCTCAGCATTCTTACTAAATGAGAGTGCGCGTAGAGATGCTGAGAGAGTTACAGCAGAAGAAGTGAGGTTAATGGCGGGTGAACTTGAGGATGCCTTAGGTGGTATATACTCAATCCTGACTCAAGAATTACAATTACCATTAATTAAATTGATGATGATTACTTCTAAGGTTAAGTTCCCTGAGGGCCTAGTGGAACCTGTTATTGTTACAGGTGTTGAAGCATTAGGGCGTGGTCATGATTATAATAAGTTAGTACAATTCTCACAAACACTTCAGCAACTATTAGGCCCTGAGATATTCGCTCAGTATACTAATGTTGATGCAGTAATCGAGCAAATTGGTACAAGCTTAGGTATCGAGACCGAGGGTTTAATTAAATCTAAAGAGCAGATACAGCAGGAGCAACAACAAGCACAGCAAGCACAACTAATGCAACAGGGGTTAGGAGCAGCAGCAGAGTCTGGTGGTCAAGCCGCAGGAGAGCAGATGGGTGCCCAAGGTGCACAAGCATTAATGGAAGAGGGTTGAGAAAAATAATGTTAATTAAAAAGTATGAAGAGGTGATGAAAAAAACACCTCAAGAGAGGATGTTAGAGGCACAGCGTAAAGCTGCTGCTCCTATCGTTACAGAAGTTAATATGCTGGAGGGCGAACAACAATGTCAGAAGAAAGTCAAAACCAAGAAAGCCAAGTAGTACTTACCCCTGAGGAACAACAGGCCGCACATGACCAAGCGATGGTTGCTAAGGTAGATGCGCAAGCCGCTAATGTTGATACCTCATTACAGACAGACCAAGAGGTTATGTTTGCAGGTAAGTATAAATCTGTGGAAGAGCTTGAAAAAGCTTATGAACATCTACAGAGTAAAATAGGTAAGCCAGAGGAAAGTACTGAGGAAGTAAAAACTCCTGAGATTACTCCTGAGATTACTCCTGAGGCCCCTAAGGAAGAAGCAGAGCAATTAGTAGCTACTAAAGGTATTGATTATTCTGCTCTTGAATCTGAGTGGCAAGATAAAGGTTCACTATCTGAGGATACCTATAAGCAATTAGAGGATGCTGGTATCCCACAGAATATGGTGGATGCTTACATTGCTGGTCAAGAAGCACTTACTCAATCAGCTATTAAGAGTATGCACAGTATCGCAGGTGGCGAAGCTGAGTATAATGATATGATTGAGTGGGCGCAGGACTCCTTAAGTGAGTCTGAGATTGGAGCTTTCAATTCGTCTTTAACAGACAATGCAAAAACAGAGTTCGCTGTACAAGGTTTAGCTGCCAGATACAGAGCTGAGAAAGGGCCCTCATTAATTCGAGGTAGCAGTTCTCCCTCATCATCCGCAGGTTTCAGCAGTAAAGCTGAGATGACCCAAGCGATGTCTAACCCACAGTATGCACGAGACCCTGCTTTTAGAGCAGACGTGCAACGAAAGGTTGCCCTTAGTTCATTCTAGGGTAAGCATTGGTGGCGTTGATTACTCTCATCTCCTTAGGCTTTAAGATAACCCCTCCCTCTATATCTTATGTTAGTCCTATCGCCACCGATTTACCTCCTCAGGTTTACCAGGGGTCCCCATTCAAGTACAGCTATATTGTTGCCCAGATGTTTATACCGAGGTATGAGCTGAAGGATACCCTCAGTTAATAGTACTGACAGGTCGCGTAGTAACCTAAATACTACAAAAAAACAAAACGTACAATAATCTAATTTAATAGGAATAAAATAAAATGGCATACTCAAATGTATCCACAGGTGTAGGCACAACTCGTACATTAGGCGTTTCAGACCGTTCTTTAGCGGTAAAAGTTTTCTCAGGTGAAGTATTAACTGCCTTTGAAAGCGCAAACATTTTCTTAGGTAAAGTACAAAATCGTACTATCGCCTCTGGTAAGTCAGCGTCTTTCGCTGTAATTGGTAAATATGCTTCAGCAGTAGATACTCACGTACCTGGTACTGATATCACTCCGAACCTTATTAACGCAGGTGAGCGTGTAATTGAGATTGATGATCTTAAGTATGCCTCAGTATTCGTTGATAGCTTTGAAGAAGCAATGCAACATTATGAGACTCGTTCTCAGTACTCAACAGAAATGGGTCGCCGTCTTTCTAAGACCGTAGATTTAGCTGTTATCGCTCAATTAGATGCCTGTGTCGCAGGTACTGCTAACGCTGGTGATACTAATGGTGCTGAGGGTCAACCTGCTGCACAAACAGCTATCGCAATCGGTACTATTGCTGCAGGCGTAGCTAGTGGCCTTAAAGGTGATGCTATTCTTGCTGCATTGTTTGATGCTGATACTGCTATGGAAGAAGATGATATCCCTGGTGACCGTACAGTAGTAATGTCTCCTAAGAACTACAACCGTCTAGTACAGTCTGGTGCAGTTAATAAAGATATGACTACTGCTAATGGTGGTCTTGATTCTGGTACTGTAAGTATGGTTGCTGGCCACAAAATCTCTGTGTCTAACAATGTTAATACTAATGATATCTACGTGTTCACACAGAATGCTGTTGGTGTTGTTAAGTTACTTGACATCAAATCTGAAGTTAACTATATCCCTGAGAAATTAGGTGACTTAATGACTTCAACTTACGCTATGGGCTTCGGTATTTTAAATAACGGCTGTGTAGTTAAACTGTCTACTGACGATTAATACACAATAGTATAACTAAGGGTTCCTACGGGAGCCCTTTTTTTTGATTTTAAAGAGAGATTCTATGACAGAACTTGAAGGGGTAAATATTATACTCCAAACAATAGGTGAGATGACAATAACTTCAGCTACTAATATAGCGGATGTGTATGAGGCGAGTGCTGCCCTAGAAATTCTTACTGAGACTAGACGCACTATATTAACAGAAGGTTTAAATTGTAATACAGATACTAAATGGGAAATAACAGCAGATACTAGTGGTTATGTAGCCATCCCAGCTAACATGTTACGCTTAGAGGCTACTTCACCTAGTTATTTTTACATCATGAAAGATAATAAGATGTATAATAAAATAGACCACACGTTTATATTTGAGGCTTCCTCTACACATGAAGTAGATGTTGTATGGGATTTAGATTTTGATAATCTACCTCACACTATAGCTTACTATACTACTATAAGAGCAGCACGTATGGCTTATCAAAGGTTGATAGGAAGTACGGATATAGTACGTATACTAATGGATGACGAGCAGAAAGCTAAAGAGAAGATGATTGACCATGATACAGATACACGTAACTATAATATCTTTGATAACATAGCTAATAGCAGAATAATTACAAGAACAAGGAATCCTCAGGGAATCCGTGGATAGGAGAATAAAATGGGCTTAGTAAACCAAACACTGCCTGGGCTATACAATGGTGTCTCGCAGCAACCTGATGAGCTACGCCTAGATACTCAGGTTACCGAAATGATTAACTGTCACCCCAGTATTGTTGAGGGTGTCCAGAAGCGTCAACCTGCAATTAATGTTAATACAATTTCCGCTATACCTCTTGATGTGTTTATACATATGTATGACCGTGGGGCTGGAGATGAACAGTATATGCTCGTGGTTAGAAACGGGGGTTGGAAAGTTTTTGATGCGAACACAGGAATAGCTATAGACGGTATGAATTGGGTATATGATACATACCTCAATTTACCTAGTGGTGCTACAGCAGCTTCCTCATTTTCTATGGTAACCGTTGGTGATACCACGTTCGTAGTTAATAAAACTAAAACTATTACTACCGATGGAATTACCTCGGATAATGGAGACCCTAATTGGGAGACTAACTTCTACTACTGGGTTAAGAGAACGACAGAAATAAGATTCGGACAGAACAGTTCTGAAACTAAGGGTTACGACTATTACATTTATAATAATGGTGGTCAAATATCAACGGCTATGGGTTCAGATTCCACTGGTATTATAGCTGCCCTAGCATCAAATATTGCAAGTGGGTCGGGATTAACCTTCATAGAAGACTCTACTGATACATGGCTCGTATCAGGAGCAGTGGGCACTAGTAAGGAACTCTTGTTTTACCAAGGTGCCTTTATAGCCTCCACCAGTGATGTACTCGATCCTATTACGCTCGATGTCGTCACACCTGGAGTAGTTGGTAGTTCCATGAGTATAAGTGGTAGTGATGATGGGACCTCTTGGGTCAGCTTATATTCCGATGGTCCTAGTTATTCTAATACACCATCTAAAACAGTCACCTTACAGAGTACATACAAGTACTTTCTTGTAACTAAAGATAGAACAACAGGGTACCTTTATAGTGCTATAGACTTAAATTCTACAGCTACTACTAATGTTAATATAAAAGGTTCAGTACTTAAGATAGCAGATACCTCAGGCTCCTCCTATTCAGGTGCTGATTCATGGGGTAACCAAGCCACAGAGGCGTGGACAGGTACAATAGCTAAACTACAAGATTTACCTACGGCACTAGGGTTCCCTGGGGCAGTAATAGAGGTCGCAGGGGATGATTCTAATTCCTTCGATAACTTCTATGTTAAATTTGACAAGGTATATAAAGAAACTTTTAGACCTGGTTTAGTGAATGCGTTTGATGCCGCTACGATGCCTCAGAAACTTGAACGTTTAGCTAATGGCACCTTTTCAATGTCTCCAATAAATTGGAAATCTAGAAAGGTAGGGGATGAAGATACAGCACCTATGCCTTCCTTTGTAGGTAACACAGTGACCGATGTATTCTTCTACAAGAACCGTTTAGGATTCCTAAGTGGCGATAATATACTATTATCTGAGACAGGGGAGTTCTATAACTTCTTTCCTACTACGGTTACTGATGTACTCGATAGTGACCCTATTGATGTCGCAGTAGATAGTAATCAAGCTGTTAAGTTAGTTTACGCTATTCCTTACAATAAGGAACTCTTAGTATTTGGGGAGGAACAACAATTTATACTATCTGCTAGTAAGGCCTTAAGCCCGAAGGATGTTAACATTCAACAGTCTACGGCATACTCTATTAATAAAAATGTCGCCCCAATTACCTTAGGTCCTAATGTATTCTTTACTACCAATAAGTTAAATAGTTCAATTGTAAGAGAATACTTTGTTGTTCCTGATACCTCTACTAATACAGCGGATAACATAACGGCCCATTGTCCCTCTTATATACCTAATGATTTAATTAAATTAACAGGTTCTGAGAAACATGATATGCTCTTTGGTATTACAGGTCTTGATAATAAGATTTATGTTTATAATTATTATTGGCAAGGAGCTGAGAAAGCTCAGTCTGCATGGCACACTTGGGAAATCGAGGCTGATGAAAGGGTTTTTAATATTGAAGTACTAGATAGTAAATTAATACTAATAACATCAAACACTAATTTGACTAAAACCTTTAAGACTATTAATCTTGAAATGCCTACGGACCTTACAACGGTTGTCTACACAGATGGTGGAGATACTCCAGTACGCTCTAGTATTTTAATGTCTAAATGGGGAGTACCTAATGGTTCCTCTAATGTCGATAGTAATCGTGCCTCGCTTTTATTAAGGGATTTACGCTTGAGTATGGGAGATAATTCCTATTATGGGGTGAGGGTTACTAGGGGGGACTTGACAAGCACATGGCTAAACTATAATGAAAACACACTTGCTATTATTGGGGACCATAAGTACCCTGTAATTGGCAATGCAAATAACCTTAAAATTGAACTTGTTAATGAAATTAATAAAGGTTTTAAATTAAATTCGTTATCTTGGAGAGGGCAATTACACCTCAAAGGTTCACGAGGAATATAGGATAAATAATTATGATATCTGATAAGGTATTTAATACTACAGGCACACAAAGAATCTTTGGGTCGGACTTTAAGATTATATCTGAGGACCACCTTCGGGTGTTCTTAGATGGCGTAGTAGTCTCTAGAGATGATTACGACTTAATAAATAATGCTGCTATATTTAATGTAGCTCCTCTAACAGGACAAAAATTATTTTTACAAGTAGGTACTACCCCTGCTGATATACTAGACTCTCCTACAGACATAGGTATAGTATCAGCTAATATAAGTGATGTTAATCTTGTTGCTTCTAAGCTCGCGGCATTAAGCTCTCTCTCAGATGTAGCCGCTATTAGTGCGTTAAAAGATGATGTAACCGCTTTATATGGAGAGTTTAAAGATGATTTTGCTGGGCAGGGGAATACACTCCCTCTTATAGAGAATGATGGTACATTATTTTATTATTCTGGCCCAGACTTCTTCAATGGTTTATATATATACTATACAAATAATCCTATAGCTAACACAGGTAAATGGCGTATTGTAGGTATAGGCCCTCAAGGCCCTCAAGGCCCCGAAGGTATCCAAGGTAATATAGGGCTACAAGGTATCCAAGGTGAAACTGGTACGACAGGTATCCAAGGACAGCAAGGTATTCAAGGCCCCATGGGTGACACTGGTATCACAGGTATCACAGGTGCCACAGGTCCCACAGGTCCTCAAGGTGTCCAAGGTGTCGTAGGTCCTGAGGGTGCTGTAGGCCCAGATGGTCCACAAGGTATCCAAGGTAACATTGGTATTACAGGTGATGAGGGTCCTTTAGGTCCTACAGGCCCTTCTGGTGCCACAGGTCCCACAGGGCCTACAGGCCCCACAGGTCCCCAAGGTATTCAAGGTGAGATTGGTTTATTAGGAGCAGCAGGCCCTACAGGGCAGCAAGGTATTCAAGGTACTCAGGGTGATGAAGGTCCTACAGGCTCTACAGGTCCTACAGGTAGTATAGGTGCCGTAGGCCCTACAGGTAGTACAGGTGCTATAGGCCCAGATGGTCCACAAGGTACCCAAGGTATTCAAGGTGAGTTAGGTAATTTAGGTCCTACAGGTCCTCAAGGCCTTATAGGTGTAGATGGTCCCCAAGGTATTCAAGGTCTTACAGGTGATTTAGGGCCTATAGGTGCTACAGGTGCTACAGGTTCTTTAGGACCTACAGGTTCTACTGGTCCTATTGGTTTTACTGGACCACAAGGTGCTTTAGGTACTACAGGTGCCACAGGTGCTCAAGGCCTTATAGGTGTAGATGGTCCCCAAGGTATTCAAGGTGACCAAGGTGACTTAGGTAATACAGGTACTACAGGTTCACCTGGACCTACAGGTGCTACTGGTCCTACAGGACCACAAGGTGCTTTAGGTAATATAGGTTACACAGGTTCTACGGGACCCCAAGGTATCCAAGGTAACCAAGGTATCCAAGGTATTGAGGGGCAATCCTTCACCTTGGATGAAGTAGGTACATTAGCAGGGCGCTCAACCTTTGATTCAGAAGTGTTGGGATTCTCTTACTATGCTACAGATTACAGTGTAACAGCTAACGTATCTCCAGATTATGAACGTTTCACTGGTGATAATTCAACAGTTTCTTTCGCACTCCCTTTTATCCCTGATGGGCCTCAATCTATAAGTGTTACAGTAGCAGGGGTATTACAGACACCTGATATGTACACAGTTACTGTAGTTGTATCCCCTGAAAGTTATACTATTACCTTTAATGAGGCTCCTGCTGCAGGCGCTACTATAGCAGTACGTGAATTCAGTATTGCTACAGGTTATGGTGCCTTATTTCTTAAAGAATCTAATACTAGTGGTGATTGGGGACCTGCTATACCTTTTGGTAAAGGTCCTCGTGGTACCCAAGGTAGTATAGGTATTACAGGTAGTACAGGTCCTCAAGGCGCTACAGGTGATACAGGTCCTTTAGGTCCTCAAGGTCCTCAAGGTATACTAGGTCCTCAAGGCGCTGTTGGTTCAACAGGTCTTACGGGGAGTATAGGCCCTACAGGTAACCAAGGTATTGCAGGTAGCCAAGGCCCTACAGGTAGTACAGGTATTCAAGGTATCGTAGGGGATACTGGTCCAGAAGGGCCTCTAGGTCCTCAAGGTATCTTAGGACCGCAAGGCGCTGTTGGTTCAACAGGTCTAACAGGGGATACAGGTGCCGTAGGTGCCCAAGGTACCCAAGGTGACCAAGGCCCTACAGGTAGTACAGGTATTCAAGGTCTCATAGGGAATACTGGTCCAGAAGGGCCGCTAGGTCCTCAGGGTATAATAGGACCTCAAGGCTCCGTAGGTATACAGGGTGCTGTAGGTGATACAGGTGCAACTGGTTCAACAGGTGACACAGGTATTACAGGGCCGCAAGGCTCAGTAGGTATTCAAGGTCCTCAAGGTGACTCAGGTCCTATTGGTATCCAAGGTGAACAAGGTATACTAGGGGGTACAGGTCCCCAAGGTGCTACAGGTTTAGTAGGCCCACAAGGTGCAGTAGGTGTTACAGGTGACACAGGTGCTATTGGTTCTATAGGTCCTCAGGGAGCTACTGGTACTGAAGGTATTAGAGGGCCAACAGGTTCCACTGGTCCCCAAGGTTCCGCAGGTATCGTAGGGCCACAAGGTGCTACAGGTGATTTAGGGCCACAAGGTCAGATAGGTGATGTAGGCTTAAGAGGTCCCACTGGTATCCAAGGTCCTGAGGGGGCTAAAGGAACTACAGGTGACCAAGGTTTACTTGGTGTTACAGGTGCTACAGGTCCTCAGGGTCCTCAAGGGCCTATAGGGGACCAAGGTTTAGTTGGTTTACAAGGTGCGCTAGGTGGCGATGGTCTCGATGGTGCTAATGGTACTGATGGTACTGATGGTGCTGATGGTCGGAGTTCTAGTGGTAAGGTATATATATTCCCTGTTACGTTCTTTCCTGACGGAGACACTACTGTAAAGACTTTATTTACTTTTAATGTTACTAATACACAAGCCTTTGACCGTACCTTAATGTTATCTAATATTAAAGTTGACTCAACATCTACTATACCTGGGGATTTTGAAACTCTTTTAAGATTAGATATAACACTAACTTATGATGGGGGAGCACATTCAGTAATATGGTTATATCGTAATTTCGGCAACCCTTCTGAACACGTAGTATCAAAAAACATGGTAAACTTACCTGCAAACAAAACAGGTGTAGTTACAGTAACTGGGTACGCTGTTATTAGTCAAAGAGAAGTAAAAACATATGGTAAGCTACTTGTTGAGATATTACCTAATTCAACAGAGTTATCTTAAGGATAAATAATGACAGATAAAATACAAGATGCAGGTTTAGTCAACCCCATCTCAGAGGCTGCCCAGGCAGCATTAGACTTAAAAGTTGATACAACTGGGGGTACTATTACTGGTAGCCTAGAGGTAGTTGGGGATTTAACTGTATCAGGTACAACTACAACTATAAGCGCAGTTAACTTAGCTCTTGCGGATAATATGATTTACCTAAATGATGGTAATGCGACAGTTAACCCAGATATAGGTTTTGCAGGAAATTATAATGATGGGACTTACGCGCACACTGGGGTGTTCCGTGATGCAACAGATGGCGCTTGGAAGTTCTACGATAGTTACACACCAGAGCCAGATGCTTCTCCATACATTGATGCAGCCCATGCCTCATTTAACCTTGCTCCAATTGAAGCTGGTCCAATTACTGCTACAGATTTCATCGGGCCTTTAAATGGAGCTGTTCAATTTACAGCTAAGAACGCTGAAGGTATTGCAATTACTAAAGGTCAGGCGGTATACATCAAAGGTGTCTCTGGCGATGTAGCTACGGTAGGTCTTGCTGATGCTAATGATAGTGCTAAGATGCCTGCCTTCGGTTTAGTTGCTGCTAATGCTAATAATAATGCAGAAGTGAAGATTGTAACCTTTGGTTCTCTTGTAGATACTAAGACAGATTATACTGGGTGGGCTTTTGGGGATACCTTATATATCTCTACAACTCCAGGTTTACTAACTAATAGTGCCCCTGCAGGTGAAGCCTCTAAAATCCAGAACATTGGTAAGGTACAGAGAGTTCACGCTTCTGCAGGTATCATTAGAACAGGTGGTGCAGGGCGTACTAACGCTACTCCAAACTTGGATGATGGTAATGTATTCATTGGTAACGCAAGTAATCAATCAGTACCTAGAGCTTTAGTTGTTGCAGATACTACAGGCTTACAGACTGAACTAGATGGTAAGGTTGATGATAGTCAGGTGTTGACTGATGTTCCTTCAGGTGCGGTATTTACAGATACTACTTACTCAGAGGGAGATGGTGGGCTTTCACAAAAGAACTTTACTACAACTCTAAAAACTAAGTTAGATGGTATAGCTACAAGTGCGAACAATTATGTTCTTCCTGCTTCTGTTGTGCATGATACTGAAAAGAGTGCATTGCATATATCAGATGCTTTACGAATCAGTGGTCATACTATTTCTTTGTATAAAGGTGATGGTACGTCTGAATCTGTTACTGTTCCTGATAATAATACTGATACTAATACTTGGAGGCCAGAATATGTATTACCTGCTTCTGTTGTGCATGATACTGAAAAGGGAGCTTTACATGCAACTGACGCTTTAAGAATTTCTGGTCATACTATAAGTTTATACAAAGGTAATGGCACATATGAATCTGTTGTTGTTCCTGATAACAATACTGATACTAACACTTGGCGTGGACTAGGTACTACTTCAACTACAGCTTGTGCAGGTAATGATTCTAGATTAAGTAATGCTAGAACTCCTACTAGTCATACTCATAGCTATGTATCAGAAGGTGGTACATCTTTCAATGGTGAATATCCGATAGCCGTTAGAGTCTCAGCTAATAGCTTCTATTCGGATAATAATATAAGATTCAGAGGTTCTGATTCTAGGTTAAGTGTTGATGGTAGTGTACTTATTTCTAACAACACCGCGTGGCACGCAGGTAACGATGGTTCAGGTTCTGGACTAGATGCTGACTTACTTGACGGTAAACAGGCTTCTCAGTTTGCTTTAGCTCATAGTCATCCTTACTTACCTACTTCTGGAAAAGCTGCTGATTCTAATTTGTTAGATGGTATTGATTCGACTGGGTTTAATGCAATCCTTGCTCGATATGTAACAACAGCAGGTAGTAGCGGTAGAATTAAAATACGATTACCGTGGAATACTAACACAAATAAGATGTTTAAGTTTTCCATTTCTCAGTATAGTAGCTATACCCAACACTCGTATGAAGTGAGTGCTTATATGTATAGTTCAACTAACCAATGGTATTCACCTAAAGTTGTGTATTCAGGTACAGGCGCTCCTGATATCCTTGTTGGTAGGGATGCAGATGGTAGGGCTTATGTGAGCATTGCTAATGGTAGTTATACTGGTGTTATAGTCCATAGTTTTGTGAGTGCATACTTAGCATCTGTAGCTGATGGCTATAACCAAGGGTGGTCTATCGCTGTAGATGCTACGACACCAAACAGTATTACTCCTGCTATTACTAACATATGGACAAGCACTAACGATGGTTCTGGTTCTGGTCTAGATGCTGATTTACTTGACGGTAAACATGCTTCTGCTTTTGCTTTAGCTCATAGTCATCCATATGCTCCTACTAGTCATACTCATAGCTACTTACCATTAAGTGGTGGAACACTGACTGGCAATCTGTCAATAGGCACATACAATACCACAAATACGGGGACATTGATTTTAAATGGCTCTACTGTCAATAAACAAGCGGCTTTAAAGTGTACTAATGGTAATTTACATATGGATGCCAACACTAACAATACTATGTACCTAAACTATTATAGTGGTTCAGGCGTCGCGTTTGGTAATGGCAGCTCGCTGGTGAAGGCATGGATGGGTAATGATGGGGATTTATGGAAAGGCCCTTCAGATAATAGTGGCAGTAAATATTGGCACGCTGGTAACGATGGTTCAGGCTCAGGATTAGACGCTGATTTATTAGATGGTAAACAGGCTTCTCAGTTTGCTTTAGCACATAGTCATCCATACTTACCAATTGCAGGTAAAGCTGCTGATGCTAACTTGTTGGATGGTGTGAATGGTGC